AGATAAATCAGAGCGCTTCCACACATATGTATGTGGGCCTCTCTTCCTAGTCCTTTGCTTCATACTAGGCTTTGGCAGACTGCCATTCTTTACCTGATAATAAACACTATTCCTATTTATGTTTAGCGCTTTAGCTAAGTCTAACGCTGAATAAACTTGTTCTTGCATCTCTAACTCCATTCATGTTTTGCAATTTTAAGTATCTCAGGGCCATGCCATGCCCCTATCTGCTGAAAGTCTGGGTAGACTAGCCCGAAAAGATTTTTCCATGAGCCGTTGGCAGCCTTCAACAAATTCTGTATAATGCGCCATCGAGAGACTACCTCTCTATACGCAACCTCCAAATTTTCATACGATAATGCCTGACAGTTTTCCTGTGTGCAGATATTATATCCGTCTGCTGTTACAAAGAGCAGCCCAGGTGTATAACCAGTGGCCTTCCAATACACCGCCTGCTGCATTATCTGCTGCTGAGTTGGTTCGGTCTTTGGTTTAGGAATACGCCAAGTCCTCGTACCGTCCTTTCGCGGTGGGTTACGAGTCGGAAAACTGCACTTTAAATCTAGCTGTTTGCCATCCCCTGCAAAGTCTAGGAAGAGCATAGTCGGCACATCTATGCCATCTACTTCTAGCCATCTCTGAAACTCACCTTCCATTTCACAGCCATCATAGTATTCCTGCAAGCCTTGCACCGCATGATGTACCATCTGTGGTATATGGTTCTTGATTTCTTGGTAGTCTTCTGCATCTTTACCGCCATCAAACTGACGCGGTTGGTATGTAATAAACTCGGTCATAGCTTTTCTAATAGCCAAGTCTATATCGATGCCTTGTTTCTGGCCTTGTATGGGACTGTATCCATCAAGACCAAGATGTAAATCACAGGCTAATTGTACTATCTGTCCAGCTCTAGGCTTGGCTGCAAACGGAAAGTAAACGTCATAATCTTTTCTGATTTTTAGCTTGAGTATATGTTCATCAAGTGGCTGTGTCGCTCCCGATGCAGAATTATGTGTGGCCCCGAAAAACTTTCTGTATTCTGGTATATCACGTTGCATTATCTAACTTCTCCAGTCTGTCTATAAATTTTACAGTAATGATTACTTTACGTTCTGTCAACACTATGTTAGAAAAAAAATACAAGGGGGAAAAACTTTTTTTTATTCCCCCCTTAGAAGAAAGGTGAAAACATGCAGTTAATAGACTATTTAAAACAAGAGGGTATATCCCAAGCTAAGTTCGCTCGTAAAATAAAGATGTCACCTGCTGGCGTTTGTCGTATTATAAAAGGAAACAGGTTCCCAAGGCCTGAGACAATCTTGGCTATTGATTTCTGGACGCAAGGGCAGGTGACTCACGATGACTTTTATAGGCAGGCGCAGGCCAACAAACAGAGTGACGTGTCCGAAGTGTGATGGTGAAGGTTGGTACATTAATGTTGTCTCGGCTGTCATTGATGACATCATTATTGAAAAAGAATTTGACATGGATTGTGAGCTGTGTGAGACGCTCGGATACATCCAATCAAGAAACGACAACGAGCGTATTCGGCTCGTCAAAATCCATTAAAGTAATTTATATAAAGAAGGGGCATCTGCCTGGGCATGAATGGTTTGAGCGTGAGTTTGTTCACAGCTATCACCATGACCAGGGCGGTTATGCTATGGCTGTAAAACATGACGAACGGAAGAGCTAAAGGCGCGGCCTTTGAAAGAGAAGTTGCAAAACTTATTGATGAACATCTAGGCATTAAAGTTGAACGTGACCTAGAACAGTATAGGAAGGCCGACAGAGGTGACTTGATAGGCTTGGAGGGTTGGACTATCGAGTGTAAGCGTTACGCCTGCACAAGAGGCTCAAATGGCGGTTATAAGCCTGATTGGTGGGAACAAACAACCAAGGCTGCCAATGCTGCACATAATCAGCCTGTCCTAATATATAAATATGACCGACAACCTATCAGGTGTGTTGTGTTATTGTCTTCTATTAGTCCTGACTATGCAGGCAAGGATAATACTGCTACTGTGTCCCTGCCTACTTGGTTTATGTTGGTGAGAGAATCCATTTAAAATATTTCTCCTCTCTGCCAGTTGACGGTCAATAAAAAATATTGTATTTAAATTCTCATTGTACACATGGTCGCGCGACATACATTGCTCTGCCATGTAGCATTGCTCGGCTCAATGCACTACAAACCTAATTGTTATTTATATATAAAACATTTTCATTGTGGTGCATTGATGCAGTACATTGAACACGGCTCTGCTCAATGCACCGCAATGATTGCCGCGCGGCAATGTGCTAGTCTATCCTCTCTACCTGTATGCTGCCGCCTATGCAGTAATCTTTCGGAAAGTTACCTACCATCTTTTGAGCTTCTTCTGCTGCCTCCTCTTCATCATAGGCTTCTAATTGCAGAATGTATTCCTCTGTCATATATATTTTATATATCTTCATTTTCTTTCTCTTTCTTTCTGGGAATTGAATTACCTTGCTCAACTCTCTATTCCTCTTCTAGCTTTATCGAGCTGATTAATAGCGCTACCGTCCTAGGAATCGGGACCTCGCCTGATTCATAGTAATAGATAGTTCTGATTGATAGTCCTAATCTATCAGCCCATTGCTCTATCGAGTAACCAAGGTTTATCCGCGTCTCTCTGAAAAGTTCTGGCGTCATTTATCTATACCCCAATTCTCATTTACTTCTAGCCATTCAGGTGCGCTTGCTGTCTCTATCCTGGCTGTACCATATGATAAAGTATTTTCAAGGTCTTTCACGTCAGCTAGTACGTCTAACGCGCCCTCGCTCGTGTCAGTCACTTGCCAATGTGTTTTAACACGTCCTGATTGAGGCTCTAATTTAGCCCAAAATGCTACATACATTTTACTTCCTCTCTGTTGTTGTTAATTCCATATGACTAGCACCAACCATGCTACGCCCAAAATTGTTACCATAAAAAGTACAGTCGCTATCGCTTCCGCAAATTTTTCAAGATTGCTCATTGTCCTATTCTCCAAGATTGTGTGTTGTCTTTTAATGCTATGTTTTTAGCCATTGGGTTAATGCTGCCCTCATATTCATGGAATAAGGCTATCAAATCAGGGTCATCTCTATCTGCAAAACCCTCACAATTATGAGCTATAAAGTTTTTAGATTGCCCTGAACCCTCTATATCGTGGTATGTATGTTCAACATAAAAACAACCCTCTTTGTAGAACCCTAACTTTTTTGCATTGTCACTTGTTGGATATGCAAACGCTATCTCTTTATATATTTTCATTGTCTTAACTCCTCAAAATGCTTCTATTAAATATGTAGTTTTAAGCCTAATAACTGTTGTGTTTTCTTCTAATGCTTCTATTAGTCTGTCAGTGTTGTGTCTTTCATCTTCGTCTAGTAAATAGCCATAATCTACAAACAACCCGTTAACGTCATATTCTGACCAGTCACAAGTTATTGCTACAGGGTCGAACTCGATGTCACATGACTCTGATAATTCATCGTACCACTCAAATAATGCGGTGATAGCTTCATAGCTGAAAACATCCCTTAAAAATTTGTTATTATGGAAATCTGTTTCTGTCATAATGTCATAAATCATTGTATCATATCCCTTCTATTATATTTGTAATTCACTAGCTAAGTGAGACACTAACTCACCATGAGCTGGATTCTTTGGTGACATGTCGTCATTAGTAAGAGCTGACCATATGTCAAAAATGACATGATATTCTGTGTCGCTCATATCATATGCATCAATAGCCATTAATGCGTTATATGTTTGTTGTGATAAATTCATTGTATTAACTCCGTTGTTGTTATGTGCAAGGATTGCACGTTATATCATATAAATAGCAATGGTTGATATTGCTGTCAACACATAAATTGCAATAATTGCAAAATAATTTTAATAGTACTAAATGTTGTGTATATCATTGCCAGTCAATGCTATATATGGTATTGAAACAATGTTTGTTGAATTGATAGCAAATATTGCCGTGCTGCTGTAATGTATAGCTGGCATGGTTTT